TGATATAGCGTCATCCACAACTATAAGAGGAAGAAGTACAGTAACTATTAATTCACTTATATTTGAAAGTGTATTAGGTACTTACAGACCTTATAGAGTGGAGATATTTCTAGATATGATAGATAAATGTAGTAAGAAAGAAATATCTAAAGAAGATTTAGAAAAACTAGATAAAGATCCGTCTATAGATGAAATATTATCTCACCTTTTATTAGATGAGAAATCATCATACTATGGAAAGATATTACTTATGAATAAGTTAAATTCTTTAACACCTGATGAGAGAAAGAAAGTATATTATTCTAATAACTTTAAAGCTCTAATTAATACTAAATACTTCATAAAGGAATTTAATGAAATTATGAGTAGTATGAATGATAAGTATCATGAAATAGAAACTATGGATAGGAATGAGGATCCAGATAGATTTAAAAAGTATAAAGATTTTATCTATCTAGATGCTAAGAATCCTCCCAGTTATATTAAAGATAGAGTAAATAAGTTATTACAATTTATGAGTGATGTCTTATTAGGGTTCTATTGGTTTGAGGGTGATACTAATAAATATGGTGATAATCTATTAAATACACAAGACAGATTCCGTGATATAGAAAGAGAGATAGTTATACTTAATGATACTGACTCTCTTATATTCTATACAGGAACTGGAATAGAAATGTTATATAATCTGCCGGGAGTAAAGGATAATACTTCTAGCTTCTCTAACAGACAGAAGTTGGAAGAGACTATAGGATCTTTTATAATAGGATTTACAGGTATTCTTATTGAAGATGGTTTATGGACATATACAGGTAATTCTAATATACATGAACCTTATAGAAAATGGATTAACTATAAACAGGAATACAACTTTAGATATCTACAACCAACCAAGGGAGCAAAAAACTACATAGGAGAGATATCTTGTCAAGAGGGTAACTATTTACCAGTACCAGAGATAGATCTTAAAGGATTATCATTGAAGAAAAGTAACTTTAATAAAACTATTAGTGGATTAGCACAAGAAGTTGTTATAGATGATATATTAAAGAAAGAAAAACCTAATCCTAAATATATTCTAAATAAGATATCACAATTTAGAAAAGATATAATAAAAGAATATAAAACTAAAAATAATCTTAATATATTTACACCAGTAAAACTTAATACAGATTATGAAACGACTGATCCTAGTGACCATAGATTAAAAGCTGTAGAAGTTTATAACATTCTTTTTGGTAAAGATTCTCCTATATCATTACCCGGTACATTCTTAGTAACTAAAATTGATTTTACAGATAGAGAAGAAGAATTAGAAGAATCATTTCCTAGAGAATATAAAATACTTAAAAAATATATTGAAAGATTAGCTTATGAAAAAACTAAAAAGAAATTTAGAAATAATTATGAAAAATTAATGGATGACAAAGATTTTTCTATGACTGAAGAATGTACTCAGTTTGTTAAAGCTATTAAATGGAATATATTAACCGATACAGAAAAGATAGCTGAATTTAAAGATGAGTGGAGAAATAAGAATAAAGAATGGAAAGATACTAATCTTAGGGTGTTAATAAATGCATTAGATATAGTTAAAGTAAAGATAGATGATGTTAATAAAATAGCTATACCTATAGATAATGAAGAAGTACCTGAATTCATAACTTACTTTATAGATATAGATGAAGTAACAGTCTTTGATAATCTAGTAGCTAACGTTGTAGAAGGATTAGGTATATTAACTGTAAGAAATAATGATGGTGGACAAGGTAAACAGATTGTCCATAATATTATTTCATATTATTAACTGAAGGAGATGGATATGGCAGGGAAAATTAATGTTAATAAGGAATTAAGAAGAACTTATACAGATTACACCAAAAGAGGTATAGCTAACCTTAGAAAGAGGAAGTTAAAAT